TTTACAATATTGAATGTGGGTTCGATATTGAAACAACTAGCGTTAAACAAGGGGATAATAAAAGTGCTTTCATGTATATATGGCAATTTGGCATTGGTTACGGACAACCCGTTTATTATGGTAGGACTTGGGATGAATTTTTAGAAATGATGCAGGTTATTAGCGAAACTCTTGGTCTGGATGAAAAAACCATATTACCTGTTTACGTGCATAATCTAAGTTATGAGTTCCAATTTTTTCGTAAATATTTACCGTGGGCTGATGGAGGTATTTTCGCAGTTTCAGAACGTAAGCCAATCAAAGCTTTAACAGTTAACGGGTTCGAATTTAGAGACTCGTATATTCTAAGTGGGTACTCATTAGAAAACACTGCTAAAAACTTAACTAAATATAAAGTTAAAAAAATGGTGGGGGATTTAGATTATTCTCTAGTTAGACACCACACAACACCACTTTCAAAAGAAGAAATGCAATATTGTGAAAACGACATTGTAATCATTCTAGCTTACATTAAAGAACAAATTGAATTACATAATAATGACGTTAATAAATTGCCTATGACCAACACTGGTAGGGTTCGCAAATTTGTTAAAGATAATTGGTAAATATTTTAGATACAGTCGAATAATGAGTGATTTAACTTTAACGCTAGATAATTACGTACAGTGTAAACGAGCTTTCCAAGGTGGGTTTACACATAGTAACCCTACTCTTACAAATAGAGTTCTTACAGATGTTGATAGCGTTGATTTAAGTTCTAGTTATCCAACTGTAATGTTGGCTGAAAAGTTCCCTATGAGCAGACCAAAACAAGTTACCGTTAAAAGTGTGTCTGAACTGAAAAAACTGTTTAAAAATAATTGTGTTTTATTCGATGTTAAATTTACAAACATACAAAATAAAATAGGTTTTGAAAGTTATCTATCAGAGTCTAAGTGTTTCAATAAAACAGGTGTTGAAAGTTACAACGGTAGAGTTTTACAGGCAACCGAATTAACAACAACTATTACTGATGTTGATTTTAAGATATTAGAAGCGGTGTATAGTTGGGAAACAATAGCAGTTAGTAACGTTCAGGCTTTTATGAAAAACTATTTACCTAAAGCTATATGCACATCTATTTTAGAACTGTATGAGAAAAAAACCACACTTAAAGATGTTGAAGGCTTTGAAACTGAATACATGCTTTCTAAAGGTATGTTGAATAGTGTGTATGGTATGAGTGTAACGGATTTTATAAAAGATGATAACGTGTACGGTGAAGACGGTTGGAATGTTTCACCCGTTGATCCTGTTGAGAAGATAGAAAAGTACAACACTGGTAAGTCTCGATTCCTCTACTACCCATGGGGGTTATGGGTGACGGCATACGCTAGGGCTAATCTATGGAGTCTAATTTTGAAAACAGGTTCAGATTATATTTATTCAGATACAGATAGTGTTAAAATGTTGAACTATGAAAAATACATACCTTTCATAGAACAATACAACATTTTGATAGGTGAAAAATTAGAAAGAATGATGATTCACCATAAACTTGATTTAGAACTTTTAAAACCTAAATCAAAAGACGGTAAAATAAAACCTCTAGGGATTTGGGATTATGAGGGGCATTATACTAAGTTTAAAACTTTAGGTGCTAAGCGATACCTAGTTGAAAAAGGTGGTGAATATTATTTAACGGTTGCTGGTTTAGGCAAACAAAACGGTATGAACTATATTAAAGAAATTGCCAATAATGATAGTGATGAAATATTTAAAATGTTCACTGACTCTTTACACATACCAGCAAATAAAACTGGTAAAATGACACACACTTATTTAGATGATACACACCAATTATCAGTAATTGATTATAGAGGTGTTAAAGAGGACGTTACAGCTAGAACGGGGGTTCATTTAGAAAACACTGAATTTACTCTTTCAATTGAAAAAACATTTAAAAACTTTTTAGATAATCTAACAAGTGGATATATATACAAAGGGCTTAACCATATATGAAATATTACAACAGTTCTAAAATTGATAAAAAGAATGCGACATACAATGTTATTTTTGGGGAGCGTTCAAACGGTAAAACTTACGCGCTAATTCTAAAAGCTTTAAAAGATTATGTTGAGACAGGGATTAACCAATTTGCATACATTAGACGTTGGAAAGAAGACGTTACAGGTCGAAGGGCATCAAGACTATTTTCAGGGATAGTTGAAAATAATGAGGTTGAAAAACTGACTGGGGGTGATTTCAAAGGCGTACATTATTGGGCTGGTAAATTTTATCTTTGCAACTATGATGATAATGGGAAAGTTATTTATTCAGATGAAAATATTTTAGGTTTTTCGTTTTCACTTTCAGATGGTGAACATGATAAATCAACAAGTTTCCCAAATATTAAAACAATAGTATTCGATGAGTTTTTAACTAATAGACTATATCTACAAGATGAATTTATATTATTTATGAACTCAATTTCAACAATTGTTAGGCGCAGGGAGGATGTTAAAATATACATGTTGGGAAACACTGTTAATAAATTTTGTCCTTACTTTTCAGAGATGGGTTTAAACAATGTTGCCAAAATGAAACAGGGTACTATAGACGTTTATAAATATGGAACTAGTAAACTAACAGTAGCGGTTGAATATTGTCAATCTCAGAATACAACAGGGAAAGAAGAATCTAATAAATATTTTGCTTTCGATAATCCTAAATTAGAAATGATAACGGGCGGGGCATGGGAACTTAATATATACCCTCACTTACCTGTTAAGTATAAAACTAGTGATATTATTTTTAACTTTTTCATAGAATTTTCAGACAACGTTTATCAGTGTTCAGTGGTTGAAATTAATAGTAATTGTTTTATATACATACACAATAAAACAACACCTATAAAAAACTTAGATGATGATTTAATATACTCACTTGAGCATAATCACAAATTAAACTACAATAGAAGTGTTTACAAACCCACTAACAAATTACAGAATCGCATAAAATGGTTTTTCAGTAATGACAAAGTTTTTTATCAATCTAATGATGTTGGTGACGCAATTAAAAACTACTTACAAATAGCGGGCAAAATTTAATGGAAGTAGATACGGTAACACAACTAATAAACTCGGTGGGTTTCCCCATCGTAGTTTGTTTAATTCTATTTTGGTTCATAAAAAATTATCTCAATAAAATTGTAGGTACTTTAGAATCTTTCAATTCTAGGTTAGACAAAAACAGCGCAGCACTGGAAAAATTAACCCACGAATTACAAACGCGAGAAAACACACATGTATGATCCTAAAAACAAAGATGATAATTTAAAATCTTTAAACTTAGAAATGCTTAATAAAACTCTTTCAATGTTTGAATATGAAAACCTCCCTGATTCGATACCATCTAAAGAGCTGGAGCGAATCCTACAAACCGAAGGCTTTTGTCTGATAGCTGAACATAGTGGCGACTTATATGCCTTCTCAGGTACACTAGGAGGCGAACAAGACGCTTACGGAAACCTTACAGAATTTATGGTTAACAACACATATCTAAAACTTAACAAATCTTTTAATCTGAAAAAAGATAAGTGTGTGTTATTTCAAAACGACGATTTAAAAATTGGGTTGATCCCAACATTCACCCGTTTAAATAGTTCAATAGTTGAAAATGATATTAACATACAAATGTGGGGATATAATTCAAGACAACAAAAAATGATAAGCGCCAGTGATGATAAAACAAAAGCTAGTGCGGAAAATTATCTTTCTAAAATTGTAGATGGTGAATTATCAGTAATTGGTGATAGTGCATTTTTAGAAAATTTAAAATCTCATGGTGTAAATTCTAGCGGGTCTATTAAAGTAAAAGAGTTTATAGAATTAACACAATATTTAAAGTCTAACCTCTATAATGCGGTTGGTCTAAGTTCGCAATTCAACATGAAAAAGGAACGGTTAATAAGTAGTGAAGTTGATATGGGTGAAGATTCGATTTTTCCATTAGTTTACACAATGATGAAAAATAGAATAAGTGCAATCGAGAACATGAACGAAATTTTCGGTCTTTCTATTGAGGTCGATTTTGGTAGTGTGTGGGCTTTGAAAAATAAAAAACTAGTTGATGATATTATTGAGGATGGTTTAGAAGATGAAAAAACAAACGAGTTGGAAAACGGAAAACTGGCTGATGTTAGCGTTCAAAGTGGCGAGTTACCTATTCAAGAAAGTGAAGAAGAAGAATCAACAAAAGGAAAACGAGAAATAATTGTTGATGACGAAATTGTTGATGACGAAATTGTTGATGACGAAATTGTTGATGACGAAATTGTTGATGACGAAATTGTTGATGATAATAAAAACGGTGGTGATAAATGAATCTAAGACAATACCTATTAGGTAAAAACTTATGGTCTGAAATAAAGACAGTCGGGGGTTTTGATTTTATTATTGATCCCGACCAAATGGATTTAATAAATACTTTAGAATATGGGGAACGAACTATTTTCACTAGTTTCGAAAATCTAACAACTAGTGAAATAGCCAATTTAATAAACACTCATTTTTCCGATAAGTGGAATTTATTGGTTAATGCTAAACTATCTGAAATTGATGTTACTAGTTCAGAAACTAAGAAAACTAAAATAGCTGTTGAAATGTTGGACGCTAAAACAGGCGCGGAAAACACCGACAATAAAATTAGTGGTTTCAATACTAGTGAACTAATCACGGATACTGGTTCAGGTACTACTAAGAGTGAAGATTTAGAACGAAACACCGACACTGAAAAAACAGAAACAGTTGCCAGCTATGCTAATTTGTTTAAAAACTTGTCAACGGTGGAACAATCAAATATAATTACGGTAGCGTTAAAAGACGTTACAAACTATTTAACAATATCAATTTATTAAGGCGGTACTAAATGTTAGTTACTCAATTACACACGCTAGTAAATGGCGTTACAAAAGAAGTTTTAGGCGAAACAACAGTTGTTAAAGAAGACCTTTCAAACGTTGTTGACATTGGCACGGCAGTTTTTGACGCTGATAAAGTCGATAATTTTGTTAAAAAATTAGTAGACCATATCGGTAAAGTTGTTTTCGTTAACCGCGTTTATTCAGGTTCAGTACCTAGCGCGTTAATGGATTCTTGGGAGTTCGGTTCGGTTCTTGAAAAAATCAGTTCAGACTTACCTGATGCTCAAGAAAATAAAAGTTGGGATTTGGAAAACGGAACTGAATATTCACAAGACGTTTTTGTTAAACCTAACGTAGTAGCAAAGTTTTTTAACTCAAAAGTTACGTTTGAAATTCAAATGAGTTTCACGGAAAAACAACTTAAAAGTGCTTTTTCTAATGCAGCTCAGTTAAACGGTTTTGTTTCAATGCTTTTAACTAGTGTTGAAAATTCACTTACTGTTAAATTAGATTCGTTAGTTATGCGAGCATTCAACAACTTTTCAGCTCAAGTATTTGAAACTGATACTGTTGGGGTTCAAGCAATTAACTTACTTGAAAAATACAACACAATGTATGCAACCACTTTAACCGCCGACACTTGTTTAAAAGAGCCTGATTTTATTCGCTATGCTACTTATCAAATGGCGCTAGTTAGTGACCGCATGACAAAAGTTAGTAAACTATTTAACGTTGGCGCTCAAGCACGTTTCACACCTAAAGACATGCAAATCATTGTGTTACTTTCAGACTTTTCTAAAGCTAGTGAAACATTCCTTTTATCTGATACTCGCAATCCAGATAAAGTAACATTACCAAAACATGATAGTGTACCTTTCTGGCAGGGTTCTGGCTTATCTTACGATTTTGCAGATGTTTCTAAAATAGACGTTAAAACGGCAGCGGGTGACGATGTTGTTGTTACTGGTTTATTAGGTGTTATTGCTGATAAAGATGCTGTAGCAGTTTCAAACCTAGACCGTAGAACTACAGTTGCTTATAACGCCAGAGCTGAATTTTACAATAACTGGTTTAAAGCTGACGCTCAATACATTAATGATTTGAATGAAAACTATGTGATATTTTATGTAGCTGATTCAACAGGTGAGTAACAAATACCTTTAGTAGTGCAAGGCGGTCTACCTTAATTGTTAGCCGCCTTTTTTCATAGGAATGTAAAATGATTTTGAATTTATGCAACACCTCAG